ATTGTTGAAACTGTATGCAGACTTGCATTCTTTAACAGCATTCAGAATAATTGGATGGCACCTTATCTAACAACAGGTTTATACAGTATTGATTTGCAAAACATGCTGCTGACATTGGTCAAGGTGATTGACCCTGCAAAACAATATATTATCAAGACCATTCCTTCATCATGGGAAAGGGTTGATGCAAAGCACAATATTTTGAAAGTCATCCTGAATCAAGAAGACTATTATTCAAAATTCATTTAATAACCAAACCAATAAAATCAAATCATCATGGAAAAAGGGAATATCATAAAACGGAAAATGAAATGTCATGATGGTAAAGTCAGAACAGTTGATTGCATGTTAATTTCAATCTTTAAAACCCAATCAAGACAGATGAACCCTGATACATTGCAACCTGTTGGTGATTGGGAAGATTGCTTTTCATGTGTTGTTAAATGGACTGACACAAACGGTATATTGAGAACAGATAATATAACATTAAAATAAAATCAAAAATCATGACAAGCAATCAAATGAAAAAAGGTCTTAATGCTGAAATCAAATCAGCAGGCTTTTCCAACACAATCAAGGAAGTATCTGAAGTAGGTGTCAACACCTGCCTGAACTTCAATTTTCATGTCAGTCCTGAATTGAAACAATGGCTGAATAAAAGGTTCATCCATGGCATTTATCACATTGATACAATGCAATCCTTTGTTGTCATCAAAACACCAAATCAAAAATAAAAAAACCGGCAGGCTGAAATGCCTGCCATTTTCATCAAACCAATAAAATCAAATTACAATGCAACTTCAAAATTTTGGCAATGCAAAAATCAAATTAATCAATCATTGTTTTAAACAAGGTATGACAACAGAACAAACTGATGATGTTGTTGAATTAGCTTTCAGGATGGCATCTGCCTTGGTTGCAGATACAACTTCAAGACTTGGAAAAGAACTTGAAAATATTGACAGTTATATTGGTGCCTACCAATGGGAATTGTCAACTGAAAAATCAAAATCTTAAACCATGGAAAAAAAATATCTTCATTGCACTGTCATCAATAATGGTGGCACCATGTTCACCAATCCTTTAAAATTAAGTGAAGCACATTATATCAGTCAACTTGCACAAGAAAATAAACAAGTTCTTGTTAAGCTGATGATTTGCAGTGCAGCACAATACAAATCAATTTTTGGATAATTAAAATCAATCAATCATGGACATTCAAGGACATTTAATCAAGGACAGTGAAATCATTGGCATTGGACCATTGATGAACATTCAATCAGAAAGTCAAATTGGCAAAATCTACAATTCAAGAAAATTGTTTTATGACATCCACCTGAAGGAAAGGTCAATCAGTATTGAAAGCAATTATCTGAATATTGGTTATGATAAAGCAAGCACTGAAGAAGAACAGGCAAGGGAAAAATGGTATGAATTTATAAAAGATTATAGTGGTGTGAAGAAGGTCATTGAAGGATTAATCAACCCAATCAAAAATGATTTGAATAAAATATTGAATGAACAAAAAAACCAAACACATGAAAAGTAAATTTGAATTTAAAACTGAAAATGATTGGAATGAATATTTGGTGCAGTATTATGCAGGACTTGCCATGGCTGCAATGCTGTCCAATCCAAGAACAATTGAACTGATGGAAATGCAAACGGCACCTGCTGACAAGACAAGGCAGGTTGCAAATCAGGCTGTTCTTTATGCAGCAAATTTGGCTTATGTTATTGATAAGTTTCACATAAAAGATGAAGCAGCATGAAACCAACCAACATTGCCACCAAGGAAGGCATTTATAAGCTTATTGATGAAGTCCAATCCTTTTTGGAAGCACATTATGCTTCAGACAATATAACAGCCTGTTTGGACCGTTTAAGAAGCTTGGAAGGATATCTTGCAACAACCGGCAAGGCACTTGCTGATGCCAAATATCTTTTAAGGGAAATGACTGAAGCTTCAATCTCAACAATTAAAACCCTGCATCCTGAACTGTCACCTTCAATACTTTCAAAACTTATTGAAAGTTTGTGCCGTGAAAATGCCTACATGGTGGACAGGTTGGACCGGCAAAATTCCGGTTGTGTTCATCAGATTGATGCAACAAGGACCACAATATCAACCCTTAAGGAAGAAATGAAAATAAGTTCTTATTTTGAAGGAAAAGGACCATAAATTGCCATCCCTTTTCAATTTTAGTTGCCATGCAGGAAGCTTATCAATTAACAGATAATTCACCACCTTTCCGGCAGATATTAAAAATCCCTTTCAGTAAAAACTGAAAGGGATAATTTTTTTAAAACCAATAAGGAAAATTGATGTGACAATCATCAATTTTCAAACAACAGTTGTTTAATAACAGATTGAATGACTGAAGACCCTGCCTTTTAAACTGATTGAAACAACTATTATTCAAATTCAAAAATAAAGATATGTCAAAAAGATTTATTGACACTAATCTGAAAAAAGAAGATTGGTATTTGGCAATGCCTGCTTCATATAAGCTTTTTTGGACTGAACTATTCACTGAATGCAATCATGCAGGAATTTACAGGGTAAACACTTTACAGTTCAACAGGCTGAATCGTTTAAAGGTTATTGCTGACAAGGCATTGACCTTTTTTAATGCCGGAAAAGAAAGGATTCAAGTCATCAGAAAAGGTTTGTGGTACATCAAAGGTTTTGTCAGGTTTCAATATGGAAATGTAAGCAAATCAACCAACCGGTTTTTCAGTTCTATTCAAGACATTCACAATCAATATGATATAAACATGCCCCCAATTTGGGGTGCAAATACAAATACTACATTATATACTAATTCAGTATTTAATACAGTAAAGACAGAAATACAAGAAGTTGAAGATTTAAGAAAGGAAGCTGAAGCATTAAGAAAGGAAATTGAAGCTTTAAAAAAGCAACAACCTGAACCATTAAAAACTGAAGAAAATGATTCAGAAAAAAAATCACTGGACAATTCAAAAATTGAAAAAATTGCGCCAAAAGTTTTTTTGGAATCCAATCTACTTCCCGCCAATCAAGGAAAAGAAGAAAAAGCTTTCTGCCTGAACAGTGCAGGACCGGCATATGAACCTGAACAACAACCACCCAACCCTGAACCATTACCGGCACCACCTGCCAAAAGAATCAGCCAATTTCCAACCATGGACCAATTCACCCTGCCATTGAACAGGATGACCGGCAGGTTGGCACAAGAAATCTACAAAAGGACAAAAGGGAAGTTCCTGACAAGGGAAGAAATCTTGAACTATTTTGAATTGTTTAAGCTTCAGAACCTTAACGGCAAAAAGTTTTATGAAAAACCTGATGATGTCTTCACACATTTCACCAATTGGATAAAATTTCAAAAGTATGTTCCTGTTGAACAGGAAAGGGTTTCAGTGTCTTATGCTGAAGCCAAGGCAGGTCAGGAAAAATATCAAGCAGAATGCAGCAGGATTGCCAAGGCACATATGGAACAAGCAGAAGCAGAAAGACCATTCAGGGAAGCAGAACAAAAAAGACAGGAAGCAGAAGCCTTGATTGAAGAAAACCGGAAAAAGGCTGAAAGACGCAAATTTGAAGATGAAAGGTCAAATTTTTTCATGAATCTGTTTAAAAGAAAAGAAATGGCTGCTGCATGAATTTCTGCATGACTTCCTGCCTTTATCCTTGCAAGGAATGAAGGTTTGTATTATCTTGAATGAAAATGGCTTAAAACGGCTAAAAATGCCTTTTAATACAGAACAGATTTTTAAACCAATAAAATATTTCAATCATGGACTTCCAAAAAGGTAGGCATTATGATTATGCCTTGGAAATGGCAATCATTGGGGCATGTATGCTTGAAAGTGATGCTGTTGACAAAATTTATGGTCTTATCCAATCAAAACACTTTTATGATGAAAAAAATCAATTCCTGCTGAAAAGGATTTTCATGATGAAAACAAATCATCAGGCAATTGACCTTTTGACGGTCACATTTGGTGCAGGTGTAAACATGAAGGAATGGAACAAAATTTCACCAACCATTAATCTTCCTGCATATGCTTCACTGACAATGAATGCTGTTGTCAGCACTGCACACATGCAGGAACATTGCAGGCAGTTGCACCAACTTTTTGTGAATAGGAAAGCACTTGAAATCCAAATGAATGTCGGCAAAAATCCTGATGGTGTGGAAGCCATGTATCTTTTAAAAAAAGAAATTGATGAACTTTTTGTTGATGTTACCTTGGATGATTTTGATGAAGGTGATGATGGAATAGTTCAGGATTTGTTTCCACATATTGATGAAAGGAAAGACAAACCAATGATTGGTCTTCCAACAGGGTTTGCAAGAATCACTGAAGCAATTGGTGGACTTCAAAACGGTCACCTGATTGTCGTTGGTGCAAGACCATCTGTTGGAAAAACTGCATTTGCTGAAACAATTGCACTTGCTGCATCAAAATTTGTTCCTGTTGGAATCAACCTGCTTGAAATGCCAAAAAAAGAATATTTGGCAAGACTGCTTGCACAAAAAACAGATTTTACTTTTAAACAAATCTGGGAAAATAAAATGACTGATGATGAATACAAGACATTTATGCAGCAGGCATATTTGGGTGGAAAAATTTATATTAATAGCAATATTTATATAACCATGACCGGCATTGAATCAGGTGCAATGAGATTAAAAGAAAAATACAACCTTGGATTGCTTATCATTGATTATTTGCAACTGATAACAAGTGAAATAAAAGGCAAGGAAGAAAACCGTGAAAGGGAAGTGTCAAAAATATCAAGAAGGTGCAAACAACTTGCAATGGATTTGGACATACCGGTTGTGTTATTGGCACAACTGAATCGTGCAAGTGAATTGACAGGTGATAAAAAACCAAGGCTGCATAATTTAAGGGAATCAGGTGCAATTGAACAGGATGCAGATGATGTCATCTTGCTTCACCGTGACCGTGAAAAAGAAAAAATATTAATTAGGTCTGGGCAAACAAAAGACCTTCCTGCATTTGCCATGGTTGAAAAAGCAAGGAATGGTCATTGCAATGATTATGATTTGCTGTTCAATGGACCAAAAATGCTTTTCACTGAACCACCTGAAGACATAAGACAACCGGCACAATTGACCATTGTTGGTCTGCCAAAAATTGAACTGCCTGCTTCAAAAAATTGGTATGAAAAGGATGATGATGACAATGGTTTTGATGATGGCTTTAATGAAGAACAATTGTTTTAAAATAAATGTCCAAAAGTTTTTGGCAGTTCAAATAATAGTCTTCAATATTGTCAGACTTTTTAAAACCAAATAAAATCAAAAAACAATGGCAAGTGAAGAACGTTTTAAGGAAATGCAGAATATTTTTCAAGCAATGGCAAAGGCTGCAAATGTTTCCATGATGTGCATTTTCATTGACATCAAGGAAAAAGACCTTGATGAAAGACAGGCTGTCAATGTGAAAGGAAAGATGGTCAATGGTGTTGGTGCAACCTTGCAGGTGCATGGTTCATCAATCAGGGTCATGCAGGAAGGTTCCATCCCGTTAAGAATCTGCACCATCCAATCCATGATGAACAGGATGAAGGATGAACAGGCAAGGCTGCTGAAGTTATGGCAGGATGTTGAACAGGATTTTGAAGTGACTGCCATCACCAAGAATGATTGATTTTTAAACAAGGGTTGTTTAAAAGGTTGCATCAGCAGCCTTTTTTTGTGTCAGGTATATAAAATGAAATTTTGTTTCAAAAGAAATATTTTAAAAAAGTTTACAAATTCAAAACAATTCCTGATATTTGTGTTTTAAAATTAAAAATCACCATTTATGAAGCTTTCAATTTATCGTGCAGACTACAAAAATCCAAATGACCTTGGTCTTCCTTGCCTGCCAACCCTGAACAAAGTGTCTGATATTACTGATATCAATGAAATTGATGCCATCAGTGCTGAATTTGATGACATGGATGAAGCAAAGTGGTTTGTTTCACATTTTCCAAAATATCTGAAATTAAGGATTGGCACTGTTTCAGGTTCAAGGGATGGTGTATGGTACACAAGACCAATTGTATCAAAATCCTTCAACACTTTTTGGATGAACGGCACAACCAAGGAAGTGAATGAAACAGCAGTGAAAAACAGGAACAAAATGATTGAAATTCTTGACAACTTATCATAAAAACAGGGTGTCGGTCATCAACAACCGGCACCACAAAACCAACCAAAAATGAGAATCAACACAACCGGCAGACCTTGCAGCATTAAGACCGTTAAGGAATTAGAACAGGACCGGCAGGCAAAAATTGAAGCATTGACTGCTGACATCAAATACTGCAATGAAAAGATAAGTGATGCAGCCTTCATCAATGCAGCAACACCTGAAAACCTGAAAGCACTGCTTCAATTCAGGCTGATGCAGTTGACCGAAAAACAAGCTTTAATCAACCAATAATAAACAACTTCAATTTAATACCATGGAAAATCAATCAAATCAGTCAGAAGTTAAGACAGCATTTATTGCCTATTTAGAAAAAAAGATTGCTGCATCTGAAGCAAGAAGAAGCAGTCTTGAAGCAGATGCAGATGACCCTGAAATTTGGCAAGAATCAGGATATTATCTTCAACAGCAAATCCATGCTGAAGCAGAATATTGTGATGTGCTTTATAAAAAGCTTCACAGATTGCAGGAAACATCCAACCAATAAAAAAACAAGGCTGCTGAAAATGCAGCCTTTATTTTTGAAAAAAGTTTTGAAATTGTAAACATTGTCATAATTTAAACACCTGAAATGAAAAAGAAGAAAATTGAAAATAGGGGTGGTGCAGGCAGGAACCAAGGCAGGCACACCAAATATGATGAAGAAACAGTCATCTTTTCTTGTCGTGTTCCTGCTTCCAAGAAGGCTGAATTGGCAGCATTGGTTGCTGCTGAACTGAAAGGTTGGATGAAGGCTGAAACAATCATAAATCAATAACCATGATGCAGGAAGTCATTGATGAAACAACTGAAGTTGAAGTTGGCAAATATTACCTTGTCAGGTGTGCAAAGATGAAATATGGTGGCACTGACAATGATGCCGGTTTTGTTCCTGTTTATGGACATTCACACAAGGACATGCAGTTTGGATTGAATGTCATGCATTATCATGTGGATGGAAGGTTCATGCCGGTTAATAATGGTTGGTTGGTTGATGAAAATGGAAGGACCAATTTGATTTTGATGGAAGGCAAAGACCAAAAAGCAAATTTGAATTATGTGGATGAAATTGTCATCAAAAGAAGGAAATGCAGACGGTTGACAACCGGCATAAATCCACCATCTTTCACCAAGGAAAATCATAAATATATCATTTGGTATAACAGCATGATTGGAAAGTCCTGCAAAGGCAGGAAATGTCCACATTATGGAACTTTGATGAAGATGGTTGATGGTGTCCTTGAATGTCCTTTGCATGGTCTTAAAGGTCATCCAATTGAAGAAAAAATCATTCCATTAAATTTCAACATTAAAGGCATAAAATGAAACATTATCTGAAGCAGGACATTTATTGTCCAAACTGTAAAACAAGGATTAATGGTGCAATGAACATTGGCAAGGAAGATGAACCACCTGAAAATGGTGATGTGACTTTCTGCATTCACTGTTATTCATTTTTGACTTATGTTGGCAGTGAAGGAAATTTTATCATGTCAGCATTAAATGAAGATGATATTTTGAAACTAAAAGAAGATGAACCTGAAGTCTTTCATCAATTGATGGATGCATTTTTTGATTTTGTTGGAATAAAAATTGATTCACCATGGACTTCAAAAATTTCACCAAACTGAAGAAGCTTTATGCATATGCAGTTGAACATGATAAAAAAGAAATCAGGTTCCAAGGTCAAACCATCCTGACTGTTTATGCAAAATATTTGATTGAATATCTGACACCAAAATTCAAAAATCATCATTGAGAAGATTTAAAATTGATACTGATTATTTAAACAGGATGAAGGAAAAAGGATTCATCAAGGGTTTCTTCATTAATCCTGATAAGCACAAAAAGTTGGTGCCATATAATAAATTCAGAAACATTAAAGTTGTCATTGATGGAAAAAGGTTTGCATCAAAAAAAGAAGCAAGAAGGTATGTTGAATTAAGAATGAAACAAACAATTGGTGAAATATCTGAACTTGAATGTCAGGTCAAATATGTCCTGATTGAAAAAAGTGCCACTGAAAAACAATGTGCATATTTTGCTGACTTCAGATACAGGAACAGGAATGATGAAGTGATTGTTGAAGATACAAAAGGGAAGAAGACAGACCTTTATATCATGAAAAGGAAACTGATGCTTGAAAAGTTTGGAATAAAAATAAATGAATTATGAAAACTGAAGAAGAAGCAAGTCAGGAAGCTTGCAGACTTTTAAGGGAACATTTTATTGGCATGGACCATCCAAACATAAATACATATGATGATGATTATGTCATCAGGAATTATCCTTTTGAATGGTCATTGTTTATGGATGGATGGAAATTTCAAAATAAATGAATTATGAATCAGAAATTGGAAAGGGAACAGGCAGAAATTTTATTCACTGAAAATCAGTTGAAATATTTCTTCAGCAGGGTTGTCAATTATATCAATAACTATATTATTGAAAATGGAACTGATGAAAAATTAATCATTGGAACCATTGGATTTGATAAGGTGCCAATGACAAATGGAAAGGAAACAAGTGTCATTTTGTGCTTTCAGGCTGAAATATTTCCAAATGATTATGTTGATGCAAGCATTTATGAATTTATCATTTTTGATGAATTTTCTGATGATGTCCTTGATGCCTATAATGAAGTTGTTTCACTGATTAAAGAAAATAAAAAATCATGAATAACTTTTTCTGCATGTTAGGTCTTCATGATTGGTATTATGGATATTTTAATGCCAAGGAAAAAAGGTATGAAAGGCACTGCATTCATTGTGACAAAAAACAATATGTGAAAGGTGATGAACAAAAAAGTAAATGGACAACATTCAAATAAAAATTCCACTGCAATCATATGGATTGGGTGACATCATTTTCTGCATGTCAATTATTAATAAATGGATTAATGATGGCTGTCATGTCATTTGGGGTGTTGAACCTGTTTATCTGCCAATTGCCAAACATTTTCCATGGATTATCTTCATTGACAAGAATTTATTAAATATTGATTATAACATCAAGGAAACAGTGACAACCGGAAATGCAAAAATTATTCCTTTAAGGTGGAGCAATGACATTCAAAAAGTTTCATATGATTTTGTGATGTCTTCAAAATATGACATGATGGATTTAAATTGGAAGGAATGGAAAAAAGGTTTTTCATGCAACAGGGATTATGAATCAGAACATAAATTGTATTTTGATGTGTTGGGTTTACAATTAAATGAAAAATATAATCTGATAAGTGAACATTACCAGACAGCAGGAAAAATCCATTCACCATTGCATGTTGATAATGGTTTGAAAAATGTTCAAATGAAATTTATAAATGGTTTTACCATGTTTGATTGGCTGACGGTTATGCAGAATGCCACCACTATTCATGCAGTTGCATCAAGTAATATTTATTTATTTGAATTGTATGAAATGGATGCAAAAGAAATTCATCTTTATCCAAGAAAACCTGAAGAAAACAATCATGACCATTATAAATATTTACTTACTAAAAAATATCAGTATCATGACTAACAAACAATTGTTATATAATAAACTTCATGCATTAAGACTTGAAGTGGATGGTTCAATTGTTGATGATATCACTGCAACAGTTGATGCAGTCTTTGCAGAACATGAACAAGATGTCAAAGATGCATTCAATGCAGGCAAGGAAAAGGAAGGAAGGCAAACATTGAAAGGATTTAATGGTGATAAAGGTTTTATTGTTTTTCCTGATAAATACAAAACATTTGAAGATTATAAAAACCAAAAAAATAAATAATGGAAAACATGTTGCCACCAAAAGAAGTATTTTTTAAAGTATTTGTGTTTGCAAAAAAAGGTTCATCTGAAAAAGTAGTTTTATCAGTGCCAATGACAGAAGATAAAGCTGATGCAATTGAAAGATTAAGAACATGCACAATGGAACTTGGACGTGATTTAGGTGGTGAATGGCATCAGGTTGATTTTTTGATTTTTGGTGAATTTATCAGGTTCAATGATAAGGTGATTTTTAATGGCAAAAGGAAAGATTATAAAAGAAACCATGATATTATTCAAATGATAAAAAGTTTCAGACAATTCTTAAATAGTAGATTATCATAAAACCAATAAAAACAAAAAAAATGAAAGTACCTGAAAGGTTTAGAGTAAAGAAAGGAATTTTTGCAAGTGACCGGTCATTTGACAACAATGGTTGCTTCCTGATTCCACACCAGAAGATTGATGGATATTCATACTGGGTGCAGGCATCAGATGGAAGTCCTGAAGTTCCATGGCAACATGTATCTGTTTCATTAAGGACTGCAAAAAAGTTGGTTCACAGGTGTCCAACATGGGAAGACATGTGCTGGATAAAAAATCAATTCTGGGAACCTGAAGAAGCAGTGTTTCAAATTCATCCACCTGCTTCACAGAATGTTTCATTGGCTGACTTTTGCCTTCATTTGTGGAAGCCTTTGTCATTTGTCTTTATGTTGCCACCATCAATTGCAGTTGGTCCTGAATCGGCTATAAAGGCACCTTTATGATGCAAGCAAAAATGAAACCTGATGACATCATAAAGGATTCAGAAATCATTGGAACAGTTAAGTTATGTTTGTGTGACAAGTTGCTTGAATCTGAAAAGTTTGAAAGCAGGACAGAAAGGCAAATCATCATGCTTCAATGGAAAGACAAATACCATCTGAATCAGGACCGTGACAACAGTGCATTTTATTTTGTTGTTGAATTATATTAAAGTTATGGAACAACTGACACAAGAAATCTTGATTAAATATGGATTTAAAGAATATCAATCTATTATTCATACAAGATTCAGGATTGATTATGGTGCATTTTATTTTGAATTGATGAAAATGAATGAAGGTGGTTGGCATATTAAAATATCAAACCATCCATTTGAAGAAAACCAGCCTGAAGTTGGACTTGGAATCATAAAATACTGCTATCAATTAGCCAATATTTATCATGCAATAACAGGGAATAATTTAAAAACCAATTAAACAAATCAAAATGAGCAAAAAAGAAAAAATGGAAAATCAGACCAAACAGGAAGAAAGCAATGAAAAAAAAGTATTTAAAAACGTTACAGGTGAAGACATGCCTGATTATCCTGAAGTGCAGGAAGCTTCCAAAAAACTTCATGCCTTTGTCAATGACCTTAAAAAGCAGATTAAAGATGCAGGTTATGTTGGTGTTGTGATGATTGGTAATGCAGCAAAAATCAGTATTGAAAAACTGCCTGAAAAAGAAAAAATCAAATGCCTGCTTCAAGTGGTGACCGGCAAAACAATGATTGCACCTTTCACCATGTTTTATGAAACTGAAGACAGTCCAATGGAACTGAATCATGATGCAGGAAGGTTTGAAGCCAATGCTTCAATCCACATGGTACGGTCATTTATTGAATCCATGGAAGATGAAATGCACCACCACAAGAACCTGCTGATTGGTATGCAGTTGCATAAATTTATGCAGACAATATTGGAAGATGAATAAGGCTAATTGCGTAAACCAAGACCGGCACAACCTGCCGGTTTTTTTTCTGCCTGAAAAAAAGTCAAAATAAATTTGGACGGTAAATCAGGAACAGGTATTTTTGGCAAAACTTTTAAAATTTAAGATTATGACAACATGCACAACTTGTGGACAAATCATCAATGAAGTGGTGACCATTGATGGTCTTCCTTATGGCACCACATGTGCCGAAAATAAGCTTGGAATCAGGCAGTTTCCTTCATGGTTCAAAACAGGTGATTGGAACAAGGCAAAGGCAGACCATGATGCAAGGCAGGCAAAGCAGGCAATTGAATTTCAGGAAAGCAGGAAAATCACATCTGAAGCATGGTCTGAATTTATGTTGCTTTCAACAGCATATGTTGAACAATACCTGAAAGGCAATACATGGGCATTTGAATTTATTTCATCAGTGATGAAGCAGTGTGGATATTACACCATTGCATCAGGTTATTATTTTGACACCATGGAAGAAGCTGAAGCCAATTGGCAACCATCTTCAGGAAGTTTCCCTTATTTCATTAAACTGCCAAAAAGAATCAGTGACCTTTCACCTAAACAGCAGGCATTGCTGAATAAATTCATCTAATCAAAAACCAATAAAATCACCTTTATGAAACAGACCTTTTTTGCCTTTTGCTTTCCACACATTGCTGAAATGACATCAGATGACCAACAGGACATCAATGACCTTTGTTTGGTCATTGCACGTTATAATCAGCATGTGTTGGAAGGAAACAACAACCGATATCACATTTCTGAATGGATTAATGGTTTGATGCCATGGAAATTCATTTTTGGATATTCAAAACCTGATGAAATCACTGTTGAATTTAGGCAAGTTGGACAGGCAGCAGGCACCATCAAATTTTTTGAAGTCAATTCTTAATTTAAAACCAAATAAAAACAAAAACCATGTCAAAAAAAATCACAGTAAAAATCATGACAACAGAAATCAAGTTAATTGAAACAGGCAATCCTGAAGCCAAAAAATACAGGGTGACCGTGAATGGTTTTGACCAATTCACACCATTTGATGATGAAGTGAAAGCCAAGGCAGCAGCCTTTGACAAAGCACTTTCAGCACAAATGGACGGCAAAATTCACCTGTCTTATATTTCAAACCTGTTCATTAAAGAACCAACACCTGAACCAACCAAACCTGAAGAAAAGGAACCAACCAAAATCATGATGAAATCAGGTGGCAGTGATTATCCATACTTAAGGTTGTGGTGCAGGATGATGGGAAGCTTTCAGTATTACACTGACTTGCAGATTGAAAAGGCAAGGAAGATGAAGGCACCTGAAACCACCATTTATTTTGAAAGGGATGTTCCACACATTGCTGAAGACATCCAAAATCCTGAAGTCAGGTGGTTTTTTGAAAACAATGGATTGAAAATTCCTGAAAAGAAGTAAAACCCTGAAGACCGGCACCAAAAATGCCGGTCTTTTTTTGTCCAAAAATATCTTCCAAAAAGGTCAAAATAAATTTGGTCAACCAAATCAGGAACCTTTATTTTGTACTTTCTTTATTTAAAACCAATAAAATTTCAAGTCATGAAACAAGAAACTTTCAACATCAAGACCATTCAGCAGGACAATGTTTTCATTAATGTTAGCAAGGAACCAATGCAGGCTTTGACCGGCATGCCTGCCACATCAAGGTTCAGTCATGCCATCATTGCTGAAGGCAGGGTTGTCAATGTGGTGTCAAACAATTATGGTCTGCTGAAAAATGAAAACTTCTTCCTGAAGGCTGAAGAAGCTTTAATCAATGCAGACATCAAGTATGACACAAGGTCCATCAACAGGATGAATGAATCATTTGCTGTTGACTACATCCTGAATGATGACAGCTACATCATCAAGGTTAAAGGTTCAGATGACCAAATTCAACCAATGTTGCGTTATACCAATTCATATGCAGGTGGTCCAACCACTGCCAATTTTGGTTTCTTCAGGAAAATCTGTTCAAATGGTTTGACCATCTGCCAAACCAAAATAGGCTTTTCAGTTAGGCACAACAGCATGGTCAATGAAGTGGTCATCCCTAAAATTGCTGAAACCATTGAAAAGTTCATGGATAATGAATTTTATTCCCTGCACAAAAAATTTGAAGTGTTGGCTGAAACTTCCATCACGGACCTTGAAGGTTTTGTGAAGTATGTTGCCACCAAGCAAGACTTATTCATGTATGAAATGTCAGAAAAAAACCCTGAACCATCTGCCAATGCACGTTTGGTCCTTGACATCATCAGGAATGAAGCAAAGGCACTTGACATGCAGCCTTCATTGTGGTTGGGTTATAATGCCTTTAATGAATTTCTTCATGGCAAGTTGAAGAAGTCCTTTGCAGACCAACAAAGGTTGGACAGCAGGTTGTTCAGTGGTATTGTAGAAATGGCAATGCCTTCAAATTAACCAACCAAGGCTGCACTGTAAAGGTGCAGCCTTTACCTTTTATCATCCATACCGGTTAAAGTGCCTTAAAACGGCTTAAAATCAATAATCCAATAAAATCAAAATTTATGCGACACCTTTTAGACATGGGCAATAAAATTGCAGTCATCACTTATGAACAGGAAACACATTTTTCAGATGATATTATCAAGCAGTATCAAAAACTGCTTTACAATGGTTATAAGTCAGCAAACAAGGCTGAAGAACTTGGTGCAGTCATTGGTGAAAACATCATCAAAATTGAAAAGGTTGAAATTGCCTACATAACACCACCACCACCATCTGCAAACATCAGTTTCAGTGGTGAAGATTATGACCTTTTTATCAAGACCATTGAAAGTCTGAAAGTCCTGCATGTCAGCAAAAAGCAATTGACCCTTGCTGATTATATGGCTGACTATTAAAAAAGAACAACCTGCCATGTGAACATGCAGGTTGACTACTAAAATGGTATAATACTTAAATTCCGAACAAACACAAAAGTAAAATTTAAAAACTGAATATGAAAATGGAACTGAAAGACATCCTGATGAAGCAGATTCAGGAAAGCAATGATGCACTTGCCAACCTTATCAGTGAAAAGGAAGATATTAAACATGCACGTTATCAAAAGGAATATCATACACTGCTTGATGCAGCATCAAAGGCAAGGATGAAAATTGACACTGAAATCCAATCCCAATTCAGGGAACAGGAAAACGACATCAGGAACAAACTATCAACCCTAAAAAGGAAACATGATGCCATTCTAATCAAGGAATCTGAAGATTTGTGGTTTCCATCAGGCACAAGGGTCACCATATGGGAAAAGGTAAGGTTTCAGAACATTTTTGAACAGGTTGCAACAGGTACAATTGTCGTTTTTGATGGTACACAAGCAGTTCAGGTAAGTGTAAATCAAATGAAGAACCTGAAACTGAAGGCAGGTGACATCATTGTCATCAAGGACCGGAAAGACGGCACAAAAGGACTGATGTTTGACCTTGTAAAATACAGGTGTTCATGGCAGGCAGGAATTTTCCTTGCAGAAGGTGAAACAATTGAAAACAACAAGCTTGATGAAATCAGGTTAAAACAACTTACAAAATCATGAAAAAACAAATGAACATGAATGCACTTGAATTGCTTGCTGAAGTAGTTCAAAACCGCAACTGGTATGCAGGTCTGGAAATAGACAGACGTTTGGCAGGTGAATATAAAAGGAACCTTGTCAAAGGAAAAGTGTCATATGGTAAAGCCTGCCAATTGCTTGAATCACTTGGTTTTTCCAAGGTGAAGGAAGAAACATGGAAAATTGGCATGATGCCTTAAATTATTAAACTGAAGTCATCCATTATGGCAAATCATAAGCAAAAAAAAATTGAAGATGGTTGGAAGTGTACAAGATGCAATGCATGGATAAAACCATCTTATTGTGTTTGGTTGGATTTTAGTCAGACAGATGGTAAATATTATTATGATTTGCCTGCCGGTCATGTTTCACAAGGTGGTTTCCCGTTTGGAAAGGATTGCGCCAAATTGCAAGTCATGGAAGACCAAACTGAAGTCATCCATTATGCAGGAATTGAAACCAATCCTTGATGGAACTGAAGATGATGGTCACGGCAAAACCAAATGACTTCCAATGGTTTTGAATAATCAGGATGATGTGATTCAGACCTTGCTTCACCACATATGCAGCAAGGTCTTTTTTTAATCAATCCCCGTTTAATATGGGAATGCAGGTAAGACCTTGCATTTTTCTTCATCTTCTGTTCAGGTGTCAGTTCAGCATATTTTGGACGGTTTAAACGCATATAAGCAGCATGACAGGCTTTACAATATCCCTGACCAAGCCTGCTTGCTTCAATCGGACTGCCACACTTACAATATTGAAACCTGAACATGACCTTAAAATAATGCAAGCAAGGATAAATTGCAACCTGAACAGGAACATTTTTTGATGACCTTCTTCCAATATCCTGTCATTTAATGCATTATAAAAAATAAGTCCAAGAAAATTTGGTCATGTCAATTTATTTGACTATATTGACCTTGAATCTTTTAAAACCAATAAAATGAAACAGTTTAACAAGGCTGAAGCAGAACAGCACATCAACAAACTGCTGAAGAAACACAACATTGAAGTGTATGGTTGGTCTTCCACTTCATCAGGCAGGGCAAAGGTTAAATCAAGGAAAGTCAAAATCCCCAAACCAACCAACATTGACAGGTTTGCCGTTTGCCTGCATGAAATCTTCCATGTCATCAGCAAGAAAGGAAGCAAGTCATTTGAAAAGGAATTTTATTGTGACATGTATGCACTTGACACCCTGAAGCAGATGAACCTGCCGGTTGACAGGTGGATTATCAGGATGCGTTGGCATGTCTTAAGCAGAATTGCCATGGCACACAACAGGGGTTTGAACCATGCAAACATCAACCAAGAAATCAGGCTTTTCTTTTCTGAAATTGACTTTGCAAAATGGATTGGAAAAAAAGTTTATGTTGGTCATAAATATTGGGAATCCAACAACCCTGATGACATTGAACTTTATCCCAACATGTCCTTCATCACCATCCAAGTCAAGCTTCAGGAAAAAGGATTCAAGGTTATCAAATCAACTTGTGATGACTCAACTTATGGAAATTATATTGTGTCAAAAATTCCGGCACCTGTCAAACATGGTGAAGAATTTGAAACCCTGCATGACATCATCAAAGCTTTTAAACTGTCATAATAAATTTTGACAGTCCAACCCTGAACCCTTACTTTTGCCTTTTCCTTTAAAATCTAAAATTAACCACATGCAACAAGAACTGTCCATCATCATTGAAGCAGATTCAAAACAGGAACTTTATGAAATCAAATCCAAACTGATTGAAGTCATCAATGGTCATGAATACCTTGACCAAAAATGCAAACTTGTCTTCTTCCATTCAGACCTTCAGAAAAATGCAGAACTTCAGGAATTGGAAGACAATTGGAACATGGGATTGATTGACCGGCAGACATATATGGACATGAAAAAAAAGTTTTCCTAACTTTGAAATAATAGGAAGCAGGCAGGTTTGAAACCCTTGCCCAAATCCTGAACATTGCCTTTTGTTGGTTAGGCAGGAAAGAAATCAACAAAAAAGTCATCCCTGTAAGATGACTTTTTTTATGCAATTAATTGATTAACAATACTTATAAAAGTTATCAACAAATGTTGCTGCACAAATTGTGTATTAAATTAGCTTTGTTTAAAACTAAACAATGGAAAAGGTTGAACAGGACAATTCGTCAAATAAACGTCTTATCAAAGGTGGCAAGGGTTTATTGAAAGGTGCAAAGGATGGTGTGCCTTTTACTTCCACCAATCAACCATCAGGTGAAATCAAATCTGCCGGTCAACAGAAAAGAAAATTTTCAAGGCAAATGCTGAAGGAAATGCTTGACATGCAATACAAGGCAAAGGCACCAATTAAAAAAGAATTGGTTGCTGCATTTGGTCCTGAAATTGAAGGCATGACCATTGGACAAATCATGGGATTGCGCCAAATGCAAAAGGCTGTCAATGCATGTGATTCAAATGCATTCACTGCTGTCTTAAATCAGGCACTTGGACAACCTAAACAAGAAACTGAAATCACTGAAAAGAAAATTGTGGTGTCAAGAAAATTAATATCAAGTGAAGGAAGTTGAAATTTGTGATGACATATATCTTGACTGCTTTCATCACCTGCTTGACTTAAATGATGACATTGACATTGAACTGATTTTTGGTGGCAGGGATTCAGGCAAATCAAAATTCCTTGCACAACTGTTCACAACTGCCTGCATGGAACTTGATTATTTTCGTGCCTTGCTTATTAAGCAGACATTTGAAAGCATCAAAGACACCCAGTGGCAACTTATCAAGGACAATGCAGAACAGTGGCAGGTTGACCACCTATTCAAGTTTTTCACATCACCACTTTCCATCAGGTGTGACAATGGCAACAGTTTTCATTGCAGGGGCATGGACAACCCTGCAAATATCCGGTCCTTTGCCAATCCTTCACATGCATGGATTGAAGAAGCAACACAAATCAGTGAAGATGGTTTTATCAATGTCTTGACAGGATTGCGGTCTGATTATGGCAGGGTGAAATTGTACTTCACTTTTAATCCTGAAGCAGATACACCTGACTTCACTGACTTCTGGCTTTATAAAATGTTTTACAAGAACCATGAACCTGATGTCAATTTTGTTGGAAGTATTAAATTAAAGTTCATTAATAATTTTGGACATGAACAGGAAGTGTCATTGAAATACAGGTCCACACATGTCACCTATCATCAGAATCCATTTGTTTCACCACAAAGGATTGCATTTCATGAAAGCCTGAAGGAAAACAACCCTTATTGGTACAGGGTTTTCACATTGGGTTTATGGGGTAACATCCTGAATGATTCACCATGGGCATTTGCCTTCAATAAAGCAAAACATGTCAGTGATGGTGCCATGATAAAACACCCAGTGTATGACAGGTCACATGAACTGTATCTTTCATGGGATTTTAACCGCAATCCAATGACATGTCTTGTCATCCAACATTATAATTCAACAGTGAAAGTCCTTGAATCAATCAGGGTGCCAAGGACCGGCATTGATGGTGTCACTGATGTCATCAAAGTAAAATATCCTTATGCACTTTACATCATTACAGGTGACTATAATGGCAACAACACATCATCATTGTTTGCAGAACATGTCACACATTACAAATTGATAAAGCATTTCCTGAAGCTTGCAGACAGTCAATTCAAGGTCAAACCAAATCCATTGCAGGCAAAAAATTCAACACATATAAACAATGTTTTATCATATTACAATGTGATTATTCATGGCACTGATGCAGCATCACTGGTCTTTGATTTGGAGAATGTCAGAAGACGTGCAAACGGCACCATCATGAAGACAGACCGTGACAACCCTGCACAACAGGCAGACAGTTTGGATTGCTTCAGATATTTTTGCAATGCCTTTCTTGATTGGTTTCAACCAATGCCTGCACCACCACCAAAGACATCTGTCACTTATGTTTCACCTGTTGCAGATGAAAACAAACCACTGCTTGAAAGTGACCTTAATGGATTGGTACAGTTTAATAATTATCATGCTTCAGATATTGAAGCAGGAAGGCAGGTGGTTTGCACACAAGAAGATTATCAAGGGTTTATGCGTAATGAACTGATTAAAAAGGTGAATGGATGGATTGCAGTTAGTGATTATATTCGTGCAAGATTTGCAATTGAAGAAATCAAAAGGCTTGATGGTTTGTTCATACCATCAACACTTGATGTTGCATAAGTCTTATTTTATTGGTTTTACGGGGATTGTTTCTACTATCCCCGTTTTTTATTTTTTATACAGTATCATATATTTACCACCATTCATCTGGCTGTCATGCTTTCAGCAGCAGCAAAACCGGCAGACTTCTTTTTAAATTCCCTTTCCTGATGGTGGAAGAACTTGCATTTGTTTTGCTGACATCATTTAAAATCATGTTTGTGTATGTTGCCATGAAGGAAGGCATGATTTTTCATTTTGTGCCAATCCTGATTGAACATCTTTTTGCTGCATTGTTACCTGCAAAAAATTGGGCATTGACATTTGCCTGTTATGCAAGGAAACCTTTATATGGTTGTGTCATCTGCATGTCTTCAATTTGGGGTGTTTTATTTTCATTAAACAGGTTTTCCTTCAGTGTGGAATACCTGTTTTTTTTATTTGCTGTTGGTGGTCTTAATTATTTATTTGATTCAATAATTGCAAAACAAAATGCTGATTGAAAAGAAAAATGAAATGCTTCAGGCAGGATGGATTTGTTCAAAGTGTGCATGTCCATCAGGCAGGGGTTTTGATTGTGTCCATCCACTGCACCAAGGTTTTCTTATATACTTAAGACCGGCAGTGGCAAAGCTTATGAAGAAAGGATTTTGCATTGAATCAATGCATCTTTATCAACTCAATGAAATACTTAAAAAACATGGTCTTTCAGAAATTAGTCAACCGGTTGACCCGAAAAAATAAATGGTCAAATGTTGATGCTGCAATCAAGTATGCCTTCACATGTGGTGGCATTGACTATTATCAATTTGAAGACTTCAACAACATGCCTGCATTGCGGGGATTGAAGACAATGGTTTTTTATGAAGAAATGAGAATGAAAGTGTCAATGGAATATTTAAAGGAACATGTGAAAGCAGTGGATGAACAGTTGTTGCAGCATAAGATAAATATTTACAACATCAAGAAGTTGAATGACCAATTGTTTCAAAGACTTGACATTGGAATTGACATGGACTTGGTGTTGAAAATATCATCCATTGTCTTCTTCACATCTGATGAAAATATAAAGGATTATGATTATGCATACAATGCAAAAAAAGTTGAACATTGGAAGAAGTATGGTGGTGCAGATTTTTTTTTGCAGCAGCCTTTGTTGGAATTGTTACCTGCTTTAAAAAATACGAAAGTCAATTTGGCGAATTATATAAAAGTTCAGGAAAAGTTAAATCAAATTCATTTGGATACTTTGTCACAACTGTTGCCACAAGAACAGACAATGAAATTGAAAGGCAAATCTTATTTATCGCTGGCAATGATGCAGCCAAAATCAAGGAAGTGATGGAACTGACAATCTGGAGATATTTATTTATCCTGAATGAAAAGATGAAGCAGCCTGTCAAGCAGTTTGAAAGGTCAAATGGTCAATCACAATTAAAAAAATAAATCATGCCGGTTGAAAATTTAGTTGTCAATATGAAGTTGGAAGCAACAGGACAACAGACGGTTGATGCAGTTGTTGACAAGATGGTTGAAGGACAGCAGGAAGTCAAGAATGAAGTCAAGCAGACCAATGATGCCTTCAAGGTTCAGGAAGGTGTCATTGACAGTGCAGGTGGTGCAATGGCAGAATATGCCGGAAAGGTGAAGGATGTTGGCAAGGCAACAACAGGTGCATTTGGTGCCAAGGCATTGAAGGATTTTGAAAAGGCAGGTGTGCAGGCTTTCAAGAATGTTGTCATTGGTGCATCAAAATCAGGTGCAGCCTTCAAAAGTGTTGGCAAGGATATCAAGGCAGGAATAGGTGATGCACTGAAGGCAGCAGGTGTCAGTGTGGATGACTTTAATCAGGCATTAAAGGAAGCAGGTGTCACTGCTGATGATTTTGCAGCATCAATTGTGCAGACTGCTTTTAATACTGAAGAAATAGTTGAAGCATTTGAAGCTGTTGACAGAACAGGCATGTCATTGAAGACAAGGCTGAAGGAATTGAAGGACCAATTGTCATTGATGGAAGATGCAGGATTGGAAGGAACAGCCATGTTTGAAACCATGGCAATTGAAGCTGGTTCCCTTGAAGACCAACTTGGTGACACTGCTGCAAGAATCAGAACATTGTCAAGTGATACACAAAATATTGATGCTGCTGTTGAAGGTGTGCAAGTGATGGCATCAGGTTTCCAAGTGGCAGCAGGTGCAGCAGCAGTTTTTGGTGCAGAAGATGAAAACCTTCAGAAAGTCATGGTGAAATTAAATGGCATCATGGCAATCACAACCGGCATTCAGCAATTGATGAATTTCCTGCATGGTCAATCATCATTAAGGTTGAAACTTGCTGCTGCTGATAATGCCTTATTTGCAATGTCAAACAGGGTGACAGCAGCAACATTGACAATGGTTGGTTCAGCAGCAACAGCAACATCAGTGACCTTTAAAGTTTTAAGGACAGTGATGATGACCCTTGGGATTGGGTTGATAATTGCTGCAATTGGTTTTCTTGTAGATATGATGATGACATGGTCAGATGAAACTGAAACTGCTGAAGATGCACAAGCAAGATTGGAAACACAAACACAAAAGACCAATGAAGCCATCAAGGACCAGACAGATGCATTGGATGATTTGAATGAAACCAATAAATTAAGGGCAAAGCTTGCAGGTGCATCTGAAGAACAACTTTTCAGGATTGAACAGAAAGGCATTCAGGACAGAATCAACATCAGGAATAAAGCAATCAATGATGCCATCAATTCAAAATCAAAAGAAATTATTGACACAACTGAACTGATTAAGGCAAATAATGCTGATTTGAATTTGCTTGAGAACAACAGGCTGAATCATCAGATTGATTTACAACAGGAAGCAGCAGATAAATCAAAAAAAATTGGTGAAGATGCTGCAAAGGATAAAGAAAAAAAGGCAAAGGAAGATGAAGAAAGGGAACAAAGGCAGGTTGATGCATTGGACACTATCAACAAGAATGCACTTCAGAAGCAGATTAATAATAATAAAGAAATATTATCTAATACAACTTTAAATCAGGAAGTAAGGAATAATGCAGAAAAGGACCATCAAATAAAACAGATTGAATTGGCAAATCTTGAAAAAGAAATTTTATTAAGAAATAAAGAATTGGGCGCAACTGAAATATTGTTGATTGAAGAAGAAACAAATCAAAAGATTGAAGATATCAACAAGGAACATGCAGCAAACATTTTAAAGATTTGGCAAGACAGTCAAAAAAATCAGGTTGATTTAAAAAAGGCACCTGACATTGTTGATGCCACTGATGAACAGTTGAAAAGTCAATTTGCATCAATGATGACAGTGACCACTGAAAATGCAGAAAAGGAAATCAAGACCATTGAAGACACTGAAAAAAAGAAAGCTGAAACAAGGAAGGCAGCAGCAGCAGCAACCATCAGTGCAGTCACAGAAGCAGCAAATGCATTATTTGAAGCAGGTGCAGAAAGACGGCAAAAAGAATTAGATGATGCACTTGCAAAAAATCAGGCTGCAATGGAAGGTGAATTGAATAATAAGAATTTGACAGAACAGCAGAAAGATGATATTGCAAAAAAGTATGCAGCAAAGGAAAGGTTGTTGAAGATTGCTGCATTCAATGATGACAAGAAAGCCAAAAGGACAGCAGCAATCATCAATGGATTGTTAGGTATTACAAATGCATTGGCAACTGCACCAACCATCATTGCAGGTGTCATCCTTGCAGCATCAGTTGCAGCAACAACAGCAATTGCAGTTGCTAAAATTCAGGCTGCACAACCAGGATTCAAAAAAGGTGGATATACCGGCAATAAAAGGAAGGATGAAGTGGCAGGTTTTGTCCATGGACAGGAATATGTTGCACATGCTGAAGCATATAAAAGATATAAACCGGCACTTGAAGCAATGAATGATTTGAAGTTTGAAGACTACATCAAAAGGATTGCACCTGTCTATTCAATGCCGCAAATGGTTGCACTTCCTGAAACTATTAATGGACAACCCTTGTTTAATATAGATTATGACAGGATTGGAATTGCAGTGGCAAAGCATTCAGACAGCAAACCAAGGATGATAATGAATGCAGATGCAAATGGACTGTCCATCTTCATGCAGGAAAAGAACAACATCACCAAGATTCAAAATAAAAGGTACAGTCTTTAAATAATAGTTGTTTATTATGGATTGGAAATTCACACTGATAAACAGGTTTGATGAACCAACTGAAATTGATGAACCTGTTGGTTGGGATGCATGTGAAATCATTGTCAAACGTGACCTTGATAAGCATGGAATTGTTTTTGATTATACAGGCAATGACTTCACCTATTATGGACCGGCAATGCATCTGATTCAGGCTGAATATGAATTGTTTGGTGTGCAGGGTAAGATGAAGTTAAAGATTGAATTGAATTGTGGTGGTGGTGTCATGGAAGAACTGTATCAAGGAAACCTTCTTTTTGGTCAATACAAGTTTACTTGTGCAGATACATGTTTTGTAAAAATCCCAGTGGAAACAACAGGTGATGTCATGGCATTCACCAATCGTTATGACCAAAAGGTGAACTGACAGCACTTCCTGCTTATGATAAGTTAGGAATGGAAATGACCTTGCCAAGTAAAGGAATCTTTATACAGGACCATGCAATCAATGAAACATGGAATGGAACCACCATGGAAGGCATTGCAACAACCAACATGGAAGATGATGCAAGTGAATATGGCATGATAAGCATTGGCATGAATAAAATATTGGCTGCTGAATTAGGTGGATTTTCATTTGAATCATCACCAATATATGATTTTGCAGCAGATGGTGATGGATGGCATGTCACGGACCCGATTCATGAAGTTGCATTGAAAATCACAACCGGCACAAGTGACAATTATTTGTGGTTTCCAACCCTGCCACCTGTCCTGAACTATTCTGAAACAATGCCAAATTTTGGACAGGTGAACAATCCTGTTGATATATCATACAGGA